GAATTATCAAAAGAACTGGCCGGATTTGAAAATTTTGGTGTTGCAAATGGATGGCAGTATGTAAGCAATGGATACGTGCCAGAGCAGGTAAAGGAATGTAAACGGCTCGGACACAAAAGAAGGCGGACTGAAATCGGACGGTGTTTACACCGTATCTGGTGTCCAATCTGCAAATATTATTATGACATTGACAGCAGTGGATGAAGGGAGAATTATGGGATCGATTGATATATGGAGGAATAAAGCAACTTGTAATGTTTGCGGTCAGTCATATTCTATCAAGCGTGGATTACGGGAGTGTCCGTATTGTGAGGCAATCAAAAAAGCTAAGGGAGAAGAAATGAAAAAAATAAAAAGGCTTGAAGCTGAATTGAATAAATTAACGAGACAATTTGAATGTAACCACCCACCAGAAAAGAGACAATTTAAAATAAAACGTCCCGGACTTTTCCCGGATTTCGATTATCGATTTAAAGAAGAATGTAGCTGGTGCGGAAAAGAATTAAATGGCTTTAAAACAGAAGAAAAATATCTTCAGAGAATTATTGAATTTCATCAAGAAAGGCTTGCTGAATTAAAAAAAATCACAAAATCACAGAAAGATAAAGGTTGATTCTTAGAATATAATTTATTATATTTTAGGAAAGCAGGAGTTTTGAATCGTGGATGAACTTCCATTCTCAAAACGTAAACAGACTCAATCTTACATGACAGCCGAAGAATATAGAGGGGCTAAAAAAGAAAATCATCTGCAGGTTGCCTGTGAAGAATATCTTTCCTTAAAAAACATCAAGTATATTCACATTCCAAATTGCGTTTATCATTTAATTTTCGGCACGAATTATTTATCCAAAAGATTGAAGCAAAGAGCAAGACGGCTTTTAAGTGGGGTGCCGGATTTATTGATATTTCTGCCGGAGGGAAAATTCGGGCGTGTTCTTTTGATCGAATTAAAATCAAAAAAAGGACAGGCCAGAACTTCACAGAAAAGATGGGCGAGATCTATGAATGTTTACCTTGTCAAATCATTTGAAGGATTTCAAAAAATATTAAATGAATTCATAAAGGAAACGGGGGCAGGGGAATGAATAGTTTAACAGCATATATATTATTCCTGATAGGTGCGGCTGTTATCCTTGAAGGAATCGCCGTTTATCATTTAATTAAAATGGTACAGGTGCTTACCAATGAGCTTTTGCATGACAGGAGAATCATTAATTCAACACTCGATGAATTGTATCGATTGAAAAATCAGGTAAAGAGGGGAACCGATGGGGAAAAATAAAAAGCCGATCTTTCAGGATGAATTTGAAAACCTAAAGGAAGAGATCGATCAAGGTTTGACTAAAATGCAATTTGTCTTCCATCAATTTTTTATGATGCTCGATGAAGCAGTCGATGAGGTAGAATTTAAGAAACAACCCAAAACGTATAATCTTGGCGATAAAATTTCTGTAATGCCCGATGATGATAACCGGGAGATTATTTGTTTAATCATCGCAGACTCGGAAATGGAAAATATTACTTTATTGAGACTCGATACCAAAAGTATAGGTTTAGGGTTTCCGCCTATATGCGCACGGCCAGAGAATATCGGAATAATAAAGGAAAGTGAAATCAATCAATTAATGCCGCCTAATTATACGTGGAAGCCATATAATGAAAATAAACCACTGCATCAAATATATATAACTGGTGGTTATGAAATCGGTTCCGAGAAAGATAAATTTATTAATTTTTTGGAAGAATTGATAAAAGATCCCCTTTCACCTCATTTGAAGGTATATCCAAAAATTAATAAAGCCCTCAAATGGTTAAGGATGTCTCCGGCTTCCAGTGTTGAAATAAATATATATGATGGCGAATGAAAACAGTTTATTCTGACAAAGAGATCACGATTGAAAGAATTGATGATTTCAAACCCGGAACTGAATACTTTATCCGAATTGGCAAAGAACATCTTTTATTCGCCTATAAAATGGGTGCCGGTTTTACGTTCATGGAAATGACACCGGACTTCGATAAACCGTTATCATTGCGAATTATGAAAAAAATTATTACATTAATTGAAACGAAGATCGAAACAGAAGGAGTATAATGTAAAACATCCTGCTTGATGCAGGATCATCCCCCCACGTTAACAGGGCGTGGGAGTCCTCCTAAGGCGAAGCCCGGCTTTCTCTCAAACATGATGAAGTGGTGGTGTGGATGGGTGAGAGGGAGTCGGGCGACCCTATGAGAATTCAAATAGAAAGAAGATTGAAATGGCAAAAACAGGGCCGAAGGGACCGCAAAAATATACAGAACAGCGAATACGGATCCTCGAAGAATGTTTTAAAAATGGATTGCCTGTAAGATTTTCATGCGCACAAGCAGGAATTGGGACTGACACACATTACGATTGGCTTAGAAAATATCCAGAATATGCAGAACGTATTGAAAAAGCACGGGCGGATAATGTCAAAACAGATTTAGAATTTATCCGTTCAGCAGGGATTGGAATAGCAAAGACAGAGTGTCCTAATTGTGGTGTAACTGTTCATTTTAAACTTCCAACAAAAAGTTGGACAGCATTAGCTTGGAGATTGGAAAGATTATTCCCTGAAGAATTCAGCCTCATACAACAGCACAGACATTCACTCGATAAACCAGTTGAAATCAATATAAAATTTGATTCCGGCAACTTTCCCGATTTTGATGAAGATGATTTTGGTGATGAAAAATAAACGATGGCGATCAATGTCAATATTGACAGCAAGATTTTTAACCAAATATATTATCCATTACTGGATTGCGATAAACGTTTTCAAATATTATTCGGGGGATCCAGTTCTGGCAAGAGCGTTTTTGCGGTTGGTCAAAGACCGGTCATTGATTTACTTCGGGGAGAACGGAATTATATTATTTGCCGAAATGTTAGACGGACGTTACGGCACTCCTGCTTTAATGAAGTAACGAAATTCATATTTCAAAGCCGGTTGCAGGATTTATTCAAAATCAGTGGTTCAATGATGGAAATCACCTGTATACCAACCGGGAAGCAAATATATTTTGAAGGGTTGGACAATGTTCAAAAAATCAAATCGATCACACCACGCAATGGGCCTATTACAGATATTGTTATCGAGGAAGCGACGGAAACGGCTCGGTCGGATGTTAAGGAATTGCTGAAAAGGTTACGTGGGAAGGCAAATGTAAAAAAACGAGTAACAATGATCTTCAATCCAATTCTCCGCTATCATTGGATATATGAAGATTATTTTAAACCTATTCAATGGGCTGATAAACAAAGAAAATATATTGATGAAAAAGTACTTATCCTGCGAACCACCTATCGAGATAATTTGCGATTTCTCGAAAAAGACGACATTGAAGAATTGACAGGAGAAAGTGATCGGTATTACAAAGATGTTTATACGGAAGGTTATTGGGGAATACTTGGGAACTTGGTGTTTGAAAATTGGAGGATAGAAGATCTCACTGAATTACTGCCACGATTCACAGGTCATAAAAACGGACTTGATTTTGGGTTCACCAATGATCCGACTGCTTTATCAAGGTCAGTGATAAGACCCAGTGAAAGCAAAAAAAGGAAATTATATATCACAGACGAAATATATGAAAAAGGGCTTACAAATGATGTTATCGCTGAAAGGATACGACCGATAGTTAATCAAAAACACGTGCTGTGTGATCCTGCAGAGCCAAAGTCTATATGGGAATTAAGAAATAAATATGGAATCAGGGCTCTCCCTGCATGGAAGGGGCCGGGGTCAATCAATTACGGGATACAATATTTGAAGCAGTTCGATATTATTATACATAAAGAATGCCAGAATGCGATCAATGAATTTCAGTTATATCATTTCAAGGAAGGGCCGGAGGGCGAATTGTTGAATGATCCCGTCGATAAATATAATCATTTTATTGATGCGACACGATACGCTCACTCAAGGGAGATCGGAAAGCTAAGGAAGGGTGGAACTGTCACCAATTTAAAGAAAGCAGGGATCCATCTGCCCGGGAGGTAAACAATGGACATCCAAGCCTTAAAGGAATTAATTAATAAAAACACCAAAGACGGCTTGACTGAATTACGGAAACAGACTGCAAAAGACAAGAATGTCGAAAAATGGACAAATGAATTTAAAGGCGATCACGCAATTTTAAAAGACCCCAACAAAAGAGATATAACCGTTGGTGAGGGCACTCAGTCAAGGGTTGTAAAAAAGGCGAGACAGATCGTTAAGTATCAGAAGAAAATCACCAATACAGCAATCTCATTTCTGCTCGGTGCATCACCGGATCTGATATTGAGGAATGTAGGTGAAAAAGAAGAAGCCGGGTTTCAGTTTATTCTTGATCTTTGGAAGGATGCGAAACTCGATTACTTTTCAAGGGAACTCATGCGGACGGTTTGTATCGAGACGGAGGCCGCTGAACTTTGGTACACTCGAGAAACACAGAACGGATATAAAATCAGGCCAATGCTTATATCCGAAGGACAGGGATATGAATTCGGGCCGTATTTTGATGATATGGGAGATATGATTGCCTTCTGGTATATGCCGAAAACGGGAGATAAAGTAAAAACTTTATACGTTTATTTTCCTGATTCACTGGTAAAGGCGATCTATAAGAATTCACAGTGGACATCAGAGAGCAGTGTAAATCCCTACGGGAAAATCCCGATTGTTTATTATAAGCAAGATGAACCGGAATGGCAAGACGTTCAAACACAAATTGACCGTATTGAATATATGATTTCCGGGATGTCCGATACTAACGATTACTTTTTCGGGCCGGTTTTAAAATTGTGGGGAGAGCTTCTTAATGCGCCTGAAAAAGGAGAATCCGGGAAAATGTTACAATTCGATAAGATGATTGATGAGGAATCCGGGAAAGAAATGAAATCCGATGCTGAATATCTGACATGGGATCACTCTCCGGCAAGTTTTGAATTGGAATATCAAACCCTCACAGAATTAATCTATAACTTAACAAATACGCCGGACGTTTCTTTTGAAAAAGTGAAGGGAATCGGATCACTTTCCGGTGTGGCGATTCAACTGATGTTTCTGGATCCGATCATCAAAAAGAAAAACAAAGAAGAAATGTACGGTGAAGCATTTCAAAGAAGGCTGTCTGTTATGCAGTCATTATTGATGATAGCGAATAAAGATGCAAGGGCAACCGGAGTGATGGGATCACTCAATATTGATATTGTATTTAATTCGATCCTGCCGACTGCCGTAACAGAGGTAATCGAAGCCCTGAATATTGCAACCGGCGGCAAAGCAAGTATGAGCCAGAAAAGGGCTATCCGGTTGAATCCAATGAATGAAAATCCCACAGAGGAGGAAGATCAAATTGAAAAAGAAAGCCAAGAAGAAAGTCAAAAAGAACTCGGGATCGGTCAATACGCCGGAACCTTCCGACCAGAACCCGGAGCCGAAAAAGAAGGAAAAACCGGAGAAGAATCCAATGCCGGTTGATCCGTTCGGGATCAGTCGATGAGCTTTAAGGAAGAACATCTTGAAAATTACCGTTATATCTCTGAACGGGCGAATAAGATTTTAAAAAATGCAGAACAGAGAGATAAGGTTGTCTTACAATTATTCGAGATGGCGACACTTGTAATGATATTCAAGGGATACGGACTGGATGAGGATGAGGCGATCCGGACAGCTAATAAGACCCATGTCCATTATGTTAGCTTCAATCATGAATTTCAAAAACGGATGAAAAATAAATAAAGGGAGATGTAACCGTGGGGACGAGACGCAACTTTTTTAAACAACTTGGGGCGGCAATCGGTGGAACGATAGCAATCGCAAAAACAGTTAAAGAGAATCCACCCTCGAAAGCAATAATTCCCATTGATGATATTAAAGAAGAATTTCCTCAAGAGGGGAGTACAAAACAACCTCTTATTTTAGGAGATGCACGCATAGGGACAAGTTGTAAGTACTATTCGATCGATAAAGCCGTCATAATGCGGAAAGATGATCTTTGAATCCTGAAACCTTTGAAGTCCGAAGGCTTCAATTATTCATTGAACAGCGTAGAAAAATTGAGGCTATGATCCGGGAATTATCAAAAGGGATGGCGGAAACCGTTAAGCGGTATCGGCTGACTTATCCTAAAACCGGGGCCGGTGGATTTTTCCGATATAATACAGCCCTAAAGAATGAAGTAGACCGTTTGTTGACAGGATTTCACGACAGTATTGAAAATTTGATTCACGATGCAACTGTCCGCAGTGCTTCCTTATCAGGAGATAAATTTCATCAATTAATCATTCAGCAGGTCGGCCGGAAATGGCATTCCGTGATCGTTGATAAAGGATTGCTCGATTTCAATGTTCACGCTTTTGAATCTTGGATCAGTCGGTCATTAAAAATGAGCTTATCGGATCGTGTCTGGAAATCAACAGCGATTACCAATTCACAGATTGAACTTTATCTCGGCACCGGAATTGCGGAAGGAAAATCAGCGGCCGCTTTGTCCAGAGATGTACGTTCCCTCCTTGTTGAGCCGAATAAATTATTCCGAAGGGTAAGGGATCCTGTCAGTGGTAAATTGGTATTAAGCGATGCGGCCAGACGGTATCATCCGGGACGTGGTGTTTATCGGTCCAGTTATAAAAATGCGATGCGGTTGACACGTACAGAAATCAACATGGCGTATCATTTTAGTGATTTTTACAGGAGGCAAAACCTTCCTTTTGTATATGGCATTGAAGTGCATCTTTCAGCCGCACATCCGAGGCCGGACATTTGTGATGAAATGCAAGGCCGGTATCCTCCCGGATTTTTATTCATGGGTTGGCATCCCCAATGTATCTGTTATTCGACAAGCATTCTTCCAGAAACAGATAAATTTATCAATTACATGAAAACAGGGCAGTTGGATCAACGGCGATTCCTGTCTGCCATACCACCGAGAGCAGACCGATATTTAACACGTATGAAACCAACCTTCGATCGATGGAAAAGCCCACCGTTATTTATGCAATACAATTTCACAGACAACCTTGATTTGAAAGAGGTCAGAATATGATGATCGAAACCAATGCCGGATATTGGGAAACCGTGATAGATATTAGTAAAAGTTTCCCTGAAGATGAAATCGCACGGACGAATCCCATTGACCGGACATTCGTTTTAAGGGATGATTGTTCACAAATCGTTCAGCTTCACTCTATCTTGCATGAATCTATTCATATCATTCTCGATGAAATTGGAAAGAATGATTTAAGTGAGCAGGAGGCTTTTGTCGGTTCTTTAACTGATTCTCTGTTCGGGTATATTATCAGGAATGAGCATTACATTAAAATGATTTGGGAAGAAGCGTATCGAATCAAGAATATAAATAAACTTCAAGAGGCAGACGATGAAAAAAATAAAAGCGATTGAAGTAAAACACGTTTCACCCAATTCAATTTCGCCGTATGAAAATAATCCTCGATTGAATGATTTGGCTGTTGAAAAAGTTGCTGAATCTATTCAAAAATTCGGTTTCAAACAACCGATAGTTGTGGATCAAGAGAATATAATCATCGTAGGCCATACACGTTGGAGGGCTGCAAAGAAATTAGGGTTAAAACGGATTCCTGTAATTGTGGCAATAGATTTAACAGACGACGAAGCCAAAGAATACAGGATTGCTGATAACAGGACTCACGATTTCGCAGAATGGGATTGGGTTAAAGTTGGTGCTGAAGTGATTGATTTAAAAGACAAGGGCCGTGACGTAGAATGGTTGGAAATGTTAAATCTTGGTGAAGAAGAAAAAGTGGAAATAGTTAATGATCCTGACGATGAATGGGTCGGAATGCCTGAATTTGAGGAACGGGAACAAACGTACAGGCTGATTATTCATTTTGAAACAATGGAAGCCCGGGACGAATTTGAAAAAAAATATCAGATTGAAATCATGAAAAAAGGCGAACATACTTGGTCAACGTGGTATCCTTATAAAGAAAGACATGATGCCACAGCAATAAAATTTGAATGAGAGCGATCATGATTTTTGAAAATATTAATCCCAGATATCCGATTTATATACCTTCAAAAGATAGGGCTGAATTAAATGGAACTGCCAACGTATTCATAAAAGATAAAATAAAATTTAAAATTGTCCTTGAACCCTCGCAAGTCAAAAAATATTCTCAATATTATGATCCTGATTTATTTTTGATAATGCCAAAAGATAATATGAAATTATTGGGGAGCAGACTATGGATCAGGGAACACTCAATAAAGAATGGTTTTAAAAGGCATTGGCAATTCGATGATAATATCACGGCATTTTATTTTAAATGGAAAGGTATTAACATCCCCGTTGATTCTGGAAAGGCGATTAGAATCGTTGAAGATTTTACAGATCGTTATGTCAATATTGGAATTTCCGGCTTCAATTATGATTTTTTTACAACTTCGAGTTTAAAAAAACCAATGCGGATAAATTGCCACGTATATTCAGCTTGTTTAATCAATAATGAAATGCCTTATAAATGGCGTTTATTTTATAATGATGATACGGATCTCTGTTTACAGGTTCTAACGAACAATCTATGTACGGTGCAATTCAACATATTAAACGTTCATAAACTACGCACTATGACGGTGAAAGGCGGAAATACCGATGATCTATACAAAGGATCGGGTCGTTTAAAGATGGCCAGAACATTAGAAGAAGTTTGGCCGCAATACGTGGAAACAAAATGGCGATTCGGACGGCCGCAACACGTTGTAAAAAATAGTTGGAGGATGTTTAAACAACCTTTGATTCGTCGTAAAGATATTGATTGGGAAGATTTACCTAAAATTGATGATTATGGATTAAAACCGAAGCAAGTCAAACAGCAAATAAAATCCAAAAAATTAAAACAATTATTGAAAAATAAGGGTTCTTAAAATGAAACTTAAAATTCCTAAAAAAAGAAAGAAACGCCTTGCCGTGATCTGTGCAAAAGGGCTTGAATCTTTTTTGACATGGACAGAAGCATTTCAGGATGAATATGATGTTCGTCTCGTTTTTGTGAGTGCAGACGATAAAGGAAAACAGGAAATTTTTGAAGCTGTGGAATGGGCGGATTTAATTTGGTTAGAATGGGGGAACGAAACCTCCGCTATTGCGACCCGGTGCAGACATATTGTATATAAAGAAAAAGTAATCGTACGAGTCCATAGTTATGAAGTCTTGTCCGGGCACATTAATCTGTTAAATTGGAATGTTGTTTCCGATGTTATATTCGTGGCAGAACACGTCAAAGATACAGCCATCGGGATTTTACCGAATGTATTTAAGGAGGGTTAAAATGCGTACAATATGGCTTGCAGGACATTCAGGCTCAGGGAAGACAACCATCGCAAAAAGAGTGATTGAGCGGTTGAATCCTACCGAAATATCCGTTTTTCAACACGTTAAAAGAACGGGATATATTTTGCTCGATGGAGATGAAATGCGTCAAAGTATATCACTCGGAGCAGGGTTCACACCGGAAGAAAGGAGCGAACATAATTTACGGGTTGCCCGGCTTGCAAGCGTTCTGCAGAAACAGGTCAATGTATTTGTTTCTGTGATCGCTCCGGTAAAAAAGACACGGTTAGAAATCAATAAAGTTTGTAATCCTGTCTGGTTTTGGATGGTAAGAGATTTGCCTGAAAGGGAAGGGCATTTCTTCGAAGATTTTGATCCTCAAAAAGAAACATTTTATTTAATTGATAACGATAGAATGAATGTTGAACAATCCGCATCTTTTATCATTTCAGAACTTGCAAAAGAAAAAGTGTTCGATCAATTGACTTAAAAAAAAACGCTGTCTAAACGACGTTATTAATTTATTCATATAAAACCATTCAGAACGGAGAAAAACCGCACCATCGCACGGAAAGAGGCAAAATTTGGCAAAATTACGAAGGATCCGAATCGACATATTAGGACTTCAGGGGATACTGTATCGCATTCATATTATTATCATCAATACAATTTTCATGTATTTTATCACCAAAGAATGGAAAATTGCTATCGGGTCTTCCCTTCTCTGGAATCTGATTAATACCGCCCTGTATTATAATTATCATTATTGGTTCGCACGGTTATTCAAAATTGGAAAGGAAAACGGACGATGAGTTTCTCAATTTACAAACAGAATCATAAACAGTGGTCGCTTATTCTTGGCCGGTTTCAGTGCATTCCGTTACATGAAGGACATATTAATCTTATCCGAAAAGTGCTTGATGAAGGTAAGAACGTTATTGTCGGATTAAGAGAAGCAGATCTTTCCGAAGAAAATCCATACGGATGGAATGAAAGGGCTATGGAAATCGAAAAGAAATTTGCCGGGGCTATCCATGACGGCAGATTAAAGGTTGTTTTTTATCCCGACATCGTTGAAATTGTCCATGGCCGAAAGGTCGGATGGAAAGTTCGGCAGATTAAATTACCAGATGAAATTGAGAAAATCAGCGCAACCGAAAAACGGGAAAAAGGAGAGGGCTGATGAATATCCATGTCATACCGAACGGTCTTGATTTAAGTAAATGGGAATTCAAGGACAGAAAGCACGGCCCGAATATTTTATACGTCGGAGAAATCAGCCACAAAAAGGGGCCTATGCTTTTGATGAACGCTTTCCATCATTTACTTGTCTGTCAGTATCAAAAAAGATGGAAGGGTGCGAAGGATCCTTATCATTTATGGATCGCCGGCCAGTTCAAAGATCCACGGTTTGAGTTTTATGTCAAACATTATATTATGCAGACGAAGATGGAGGAATATGTACATTTACAAGGATATGTAAAAGATTTGCCTGCTTTGCACGACACGATGAATTATGCAATTTTAACAAGCCCGTGGGAATCACAGAATCTTGGTATTATGGAAGCAATGACTTCTGGTATTAAACCACTGATTCACTGGTTTCCGGGTGCTGAAACAATTTATCCCAAAACATATTTATGGAATGATTTCACGCAGTTGAAATTTCTGGTATCCGAATCTCCGTATAATTCAAAAGAGTATCGGAATTATATTGAAGATCGGTATTCCATGAAAAACATGATTAAGAAAATCGGTGAAGTGATGGAGGTTAAAAAATGAATCTTGCCGTCAAGTATCGAGCATGGCAAATCAAGCGAGCCGCAAAATTATTGATCCGAATTGATGATTACCTCCAAAGCAAAAATATTTCAAGACATGAAAGGAGGCAATTCTGGCGTGATGTCTGTTATCATGCAGGTGCCAGAAAAAAACTATTGAAAAAGGTGATGGAATGATAAGCCTGTTCGTAAAATATCGGAGAGAACATCCAACCCGTGCCAATAGATTTTATTTTGCAAAATGGATTATAGACCGGGCGCAATGTAGTAAATATTTCTATATCGACCGGGAGGATAAGATTCAATTTTGTTTTGAGGGATTGAAAAATA